ACCTTTCGGTAGAGTATTATCAGAAAGGTTCTCCAAGACCTCAAGATCTTGAAACAAAAATCATTAAAGTATAAGGAGTATTATGGCAGTTCGTTCTAAGGTTGGTTTGATTCGTGATGGATTTGTGCCTGGTAAGCCTAAAAAGTCTCGTCAAGGATCTGGTAAGAACACGAAATATGCCGCTACGTCTCGTAATGGAAAACGTAAGGCTTATAGGGGTCAAGGACGTTAAAATGGCACGTTGGATACATAAAAATGGTAAGTCAAAACCTGACAAACGATGTAAAGGTATTTTGACACCTAAAAAATCCGCAAAACGTAAAAAGAAAAAATGAGTTGTTTAATAGCAAATCTTCCTTCTCAAGAAGTATGGGTTCGTAAAGAATATCTTACAGATCATCAAAGTGGACATGGAGAATTTGTAAAGGGCGTCTGGGTATCGATCAAATCGATTCCTGGACGTGCTTTTTATTTTGAGACTTATTTACCAGAATATGCGGCAATGTATGATAAATTGCCCATCAGCGCCTTTGTCTCGGACCCTGAAACCCCATCACCAGACATGAGCCTACCAAACCTTCAGTTTTGGAATTGCATGGACTACGGAGTTGTCTCGGTGGATAAGAAATTTATCGGATCAATGGATTTTGAGTGCTATACAAGAGATCATGGTAATGTGAAAGGCACTTATATTTGCACAATTGACAATTATCATCATGATCCTGACTATGTTGATTGGGCAACAAGTGAAAATCCTGCAGAACACAAGTCACATAATCTAATTGAACTTGAAAATGGCCAATATGCACTATATCCAAATAACAGATTACGCATTTATGACAATAGTCTCACACCTGTAGAACCAAAAATGCCAGATTTTAAGGTTTCAACTCAATATTATCAAGTTGAAAATGGAAATGATCGTCTTGGAATGGGTCGTGAGGATGAATATTTCTGGAAAACGGCAAAGGAACGTTATCTTTTAGTTGAAGAAGACGAAAATAAATAAAAAATAGGGATAGTAACCCCTTAAAAAGTTCTGATTTTAACAATCAGGAGAAAAAATGGGCAATTCACCTGTCGATAGAGACAAAAAATTTATGAGAGAAGTATGGGGGACTACAAGTTTGACATCTGATTATTGGTCTCTTCCACATACAACTAATGATCCTGAAGAAAGGGTTATTCAAGAAATCATGCATGATGATTTAAAAAAAGGTCAGAAAAATCTTCAAGAATAAGATATAAATAAAATCAAGAAAACTCTTTAATATTAAAAATGGAGAGGATATCGAGAGGGTTTAAGGATATAAGTTTATCTTTTGACCCTCATCCTGTAACTAAAGATGTTCAAGTTTTAAGAAATGAATCTGCAATACGCAGATCTGTAAGAAATATTGTACAAACAATTCCTACAGAAAAATTTTTTAATTCAATCTTTGGGTCTAATGTTCGAAATTATTTGTTTGATTTTATTGACTTTGGTTCTGCATCATTGATTGCAGATGAAATTGAAATATCTATCAATAATTTTGAACCAAGGGTAGATAATCTTCAAGTAATTGTAGATCCCAATCCCGATCAAAATGCATTCAATGTCAATATAATTTACGATATTGTTGGTCAAGAGTTTCCTACACAAGAATATTCATTCCTATTAGAGGCAACCAGATAAAATGCCTTTTACAAAATTCACAAATTTAGACTTTGATCAGATAAAAGAATCCATTAAGGATTATCTTCGTGCTAATTCCAATTTCACAGGATTTGACTTTGAAGGATCTAACTTTTCAGTTTTAATTGATACTTTAGCATATAATACTTATATAACAGCATTCAATTCTAATATGATTGTAAATGAGTCTTTTTTAGACTCTGCAACTCTTAGAGAAAATGTTGTTTCTTTAGCAAGAAATATTGGATATGTTCCAAGGTCTAGAAACTCGGCAAAATCTACAATATCTTTTTCAGTTACGGTAGAAGGGACAACTACTCAGCAACTTTCACTGCAAAAAGGTCTTGTATGTACAGGAATTGTAGAAAATACATCATATTTGTTTTCAATCGTAGAGGATATTACAGTTCAGACTGAAGATATAAGTTTTGTGAATGCAGAGGGAAATAATGTTAATGCTGTAAGGGCAGATTTTAATAATATTGAGGTTCTTCAGGGAACATTTTTAACTAAACAATTTGTTTATGATGGATCATTAGATCAAAGATTTATTTTAGATAATTCTTTTATTGATACTTCATCAATAAGAGTTTATATTGATGAAGTAGAATATGAATTAGTCGATAATATTGTAAATGTGACCGGCGAATCTACTATATTTTTAATTCAAGAGATACAAGATGAAAAATATGAATTATTATTTGGTGATGGATTGATTGGAAAAAAACTTCAAAATGGAGATGTAATCACAGTCAATTATTTGGTAACAGATGGTGAGGAAGGAAATGGTGCAGCATTCTTTTCATTTTCGGGAAGAATAATTGATAGTAATGGTAACCCGGTACTTCCAGAACCATTTAATTTAACCACAGTATCTTCATCGCAAAATGGGTCTAGTGTTGAAAAGATTGATTCTATCAAATATTTTGCGCCAAAAATATATTCTGCACAAAATAGAGCAGTGACTGGACAAGACTATGAAGCTATTATTAAAGAAATCTATCCGGATACAGAATCAGTTTCAATTGTCGGAGGAGAGGAATTAGATCCTCCAGAATTTGGCACGGTTCAAATATCAATTAAACCAAAGAGTGGTAATTTTATTACAGAATTCAATAAGTCAAGAATACTTTCACAAATTAAAAATTATTCCGTTTCTGGAATTAAACAAACCATAGTTGATTTAAAAATTTTATATGTAGAATTGGATTCGTTTGTTTACTATGATGATTCAAAAATATCTACTCCACAAACACTGAAAACTAAAATATTTAATACTCTCAGTAGTTATGCAAATTCTTTAGAATTGAATAAATTTGGAGGTAGATTTAAATATAGTAAAATACTGAGGGCAATTGATGATACTGATGTTTCTATTACATCTAATATCACTAGAGTAAAAATTAGAAGAAACTTAAACGTCCTTTTGAATCAATTTACACAATATGAACTCTGTTTTGGAAATCAATTTCATGTAAATGATTCTGGATTTAATATTAAATCAACAGGATTTACTGTTGCTGGAGAAGATGGTATTGTATATTTAACTGATGTTCCAAATCCAGATAGAAAAACTGGACTAATTTCTGTTGTTAAAAATTTACCAGAAGGAAAAATCAGAGTTATTTCAAAATCTGCAGGAACAGTGGATTATATGAAAGGTGAAATTAACATTGGAACCATAAATGTTACCTCCACAGAAAAACCAAATAATGTTGTGGAAGTCCAAGCTATACCAGAATCTAATGATGTTATTGGATTGCGCGATATTTTCTTAAAATTAGACATCTCTAATAGTGAAATAAATATGTTAAAAGATGTTATTTCCTCGGGTGAAGAAATATCAGGAACAGTGTTTAGAAGAAGTTTCTATACATCAAGTTATTCAAACGGAAAATTAATCAGAGAGTAATATGATACGTACTGGATTTGAACCCAAAGTAAAAATTCAAGATATAATTTCAAATCAACTTCCAGAATTTATTTTGGATGAAAGTCCAAAAACTCTTGATTTTTTAAAGCAGTATTACATATCTCAAGAATATCAAGGCGGACCAGTAGATATTGCAGAAAATTTAGATCAATATTTGAAATTAGACAATTTAAAACCGGAAGTTATTGTTGATAATGTAAATCTAGAATCTTCTATTGGGGAAGATAACGATACTATCATTGTATCAAGTACTAAAGGATTCCCAACAAAGTATGGATTACTTAAAATTGATAATGAGATCATCACATATACTGGAATTACAACAAATAGTTTTATAGGTTGTATACGTGGTTTTAGTGGAATAACAAATTATCATCAAGATTTGAATAAAGAGGAATTGGTATTTGAAAAATCCAATAAAACTTCTCATACTGAAAATTCCAAAGTAATAAATTTGAGTTCTTTATTTCTAAGAGAATTCTTTAAGAAATTAAAGTTTACTTTTGCTCCTGGATTTGAAGATAGAAAGTTTGATGATAGGATTGATGTAGGAAATTTTATTAAAGAAATAAAATCTCTCTATTCATCAAAAGGGACTAATGAATCATTTAGAATTTTATTTAATGTACTTTTTGGAGAAACTCCATCAATTATTAATCTAGAGGACTACTTACTGAAATCTTCTAATGCAAACTATGTTAGATCCGATGTTGCAATTTTAGAGGCTATCTCTGATGGCAATCCTACAAATCTGAAAGGTCAAACATTATTTAAAAATAATGATTCTTCAATTTTTGCCGCAATTTCTTCTATAAATCCGTTTACTAGAAGTCAAAAATTATACTATAAAGTATCTCTTTTTGTTGGATCAAATGATGGACTTACCGCAAAAGAAACTTTTGATATAACTCAAAGTACAAAATCACTAGAAGATGTAAATGTAGGTGATTCTGTAATTAGTGTAGACTCTACTATTGGATTTCCAGAGTCTGGAAATATTTACTCCGGATCTAATAAAATAACCTACACTAACAAGAGTATTAATCAATTTTTTGGGTGTTCTGGTATAGAAAGTAAAATTTCTTCTACTGATAACATTTATTCTGATAATACTTATTTTGCTTTTGAAAATGGAGATCCTTTGAAAAGGATTAATTTTAGATTAACCGGAGTCATTTCAGAATTCAATCAAGATTCTGATAACATCATTGTATCCGAAAATCAAAAAATATCTATAAAAAGTGTTGGTGATAATATTGAAAATCCAGAAAATAATAAAAGTTATAAACAAATTTTCACAAACTCATGGATTTATAATACAAGTTCTTCAATTGATATTGAATCTATATCAGGATCCAATGTAGTTTTAAAAAATTCTGTAGATAGATCACAATTAAAGAAAAATGATTTAGTCGAAATCGTAGATAAGAGTACAAATATAGTTGTATATCCAACTTCAACCTCGGATATACCTTTTGTTAGTCAGAGAATTTCTCCCGGATCAAAACAAATATTTTTGGGAGGAAGTGATTTTACCGGAACTGGAATTTATAAGTTAAGAAGAAAAGTCAATAAGGGATACAGTAATACTATCAACTTTTTAAATGGAAATAATTCCGAAATAACTGACGTTCAAAATTTATATATTCAAGACGAAAACTTTGCATATGTTGCATCTAATTCTTTACCTTCAAGCAGATCCACCGGAATATCCACAAATTTTTTATATAATTTAAATCCTGAACTGACTGAACAGAGTATTTCTTCCAATTCGGGATTTATATCGGATAAAGATATAAACACCGATGCATACACTACAATATCTTTTGAGGATTCGGTTAAATTTGTAACTGGTGATAGAGTATTTTATGAATTTTCAGATAAAAAATTATTTAATTTGGATAATACTGATTACTATGTAAAAGTAATCGATAACAACTCTATAAAATTATTTGAATCTATAAGTACGATAGATGATGATAAATTTGCTGTCAAGTTTTACTCGGATAATTATCCAGAATCTAATACAGGAGAAATTTCAGGTTCCCATACATTTACATTATTTTCTCAAAGTAATAAAAAATTATCCGGGTCAAAGATTCTTAGAAAATTTCCAATTCCAGCAAATATAAAAAATGGAAATTCTACAGATACCATTTCAGATTTTCCTGTAGGAATGCTTATAAATGGTGTGGAAATATCAAATTATAAATCAGAAGATAAGATATACTTTGGGCCTCTAGAAGAGATTAGAGTTCTAAATGGTGGAAAAAATTATGATGTCATCAATTTACCTAAATTAAAGGTGCAAGGTGGATCTGAAGAAGCCTTAGCAATTCCAGTTATTACAGGAACAATAACAGATATTAATGTAACTCCTCAAGAATTTGACATTGAACAGATTACAAGTATTGATATTGAAGGTGGCAATTCAAAAGGAGGAGTATTACAACCAATATTAGTAAAAAGAAGAAGAGAAATTTTATTTGATGCAAGAAAATCTGCACAAGGTGGTGGTATTGATGTATCAACTAATCAATTAACATTTTTAGAGGATCATAATTTATTCAATGGCCAAGAAGTAATTTATTTTAATAATGGGAATAATAATATTAGCATTGGTCTGGGATCATCTACTCTCATAAACAATAGTTCTTATTTTGTGTCGGTAGATAATAGCACAACTATTCAATTACACGAAACTTTTGAAGATGCAATAAATGATGCAAATCCAATAGGATTTGGTGGAACTTCTTTTACCGGAAATCAAAAATTTAAAACTGCCGACTTTAAAGATACTCTCACTGAAGTTAGAGTTATCGATGGAGGATCATTTACAAATAGACAATTATATGTAAATACCTCAGGAATATCTACTGCAAAAAATACAATTAACTTTAAAGATCATGGATTTTCCACTGGAGAAATTGTTGAATACTTTACCGATTCTGGAAGTGATACAATATCTGGTCTTTCTACGTCAAACCGGTATTATATTGTAACAAATGATAAAGATTCTTTCCAGTTGTGTGATGCTGGTATAGGAAATACAATATCATCCAACTTCGAGAGAAGAAATATTGTCAAATTATCATCGACAGGATCTGGATATCAAAAATTCAAATATCCAGATGTTAAGATAACCGTAAATTTATCACCAGTAGGATCTGCAGTTACAGTAACAAAATCTGTACAAGTTTCTCCGGTTATAAAAGGATCTATAGAACAAATTTATGTTTACAATAAAGGTCTTGGATATGGATCAAAAACACTAAATTTCGAAAGATCTCCAAAAATATCTCTACAAAATGGAAGAGAAGCAAGTATTACACCAAATATTGTTGCAGGACTTTTACTATCTGTTAATATTGAATTTGGAGGATTTGAGTATTTTTCTGAACCAGACTTGGAATTGTTCGATCCCAATGGAAAAGGATCTGGTGCCAAATTAAAAGCAAATATTTCCGGAGGAAAAATTTCTTCAGTCACTATAATTAACAAAGGATCAAATTATTCATCTAATAGTAAAATTATTATAAGACCTAGAGGATTGAATGCTGTATACGAAGGAAAAATTAGATCTTTAACTGCAAATTCTTTGCAAAAAAGATCTGGTCTATATTATCAATTAAAAAATAAAGATCAAGGTCTTCAATTTACATTTAATGGTTACTCAAATATTTTAAGAGACTCTTTTGGAGAGGTTTCTACTGTGAATTCCGGTATTATTGGATGGGCTTATGATGGAAATCCAATATATGGTCCGTATGGATTATCAGACCCTGCGGATATAACTTCATCTACCAAGACATTAGTTTCTGGATATGTTGTAGATACTTCAAAAGTTTTAGATAGACCCTCTGGGTTTGTTGATGGATTTTTTGTTGAAGATTATCATTATAATGATTCAGGAGATCTAGATGAACATAATGGAAGATTTGAAAAAACTGAAGAATTTCCAAATGGAGTTTATGCTTATCATGCTACTATAAATTCAATTACAGGAAATCCAGAATTTCCATATTTTATAGGAAACTCTTTCAGGTCTCAATTAATAACCGAAAATAATTTCTTAGATCAAACATTTGAATTTGAAAAATTCAATTTAATTAGAAATACTTTTCCATATAAGATTACTGAAAAATTTTCTGGATATGACTTTTTAACAGAATCTAGAGAAATTTCCAATCAAGAAATAAGAATAACTTCAATTTCTAAGGGTAGTATTGATAAAATTAATATTGTGAATCCGGGAGAAAACTATAAAGTTGGTGACAAATTGAAATTTAAAAATCAAACTTTTGGTGGTGGAGTTCAATCTGAAGTATCTTCAATTAAAGGGAAAGAAATTTCTAATATAACAACATCCTCAGAAACTTTTGAAGACGCAATTTTTGTGTGGAACTCAAATAAAGTTAGAGTTCATACATCATTACCAAATACTTTTAAAAATGGAGATTATGTAAATGTTTCCGGATTTACAACTTCTATATTATCTAAATTAAATGGATTTTCATTGATTTCCGTCAAAGAAATTCCAAATGTTGCTATCACAACAGAAATAACTGCAAGTGGAATTTCTACTGACATTTACGTTACTAATATTCCAAACAATGTATCTTCCGGATCTAGCATAACCATTGGAAATGAGAATCTTTCTATACTTAATGTATATTCCGAGAAGAATATACTTAGAGTAAAACGAGGAAATGTAGGATCAGTTCATACAGTAGGGACTGCAGTCACATTTAAAAACTATATATTTGATATTGAAAAATCTATTCCATATTTTGATTCAAATAAAAACATTAAGGTTTATTTCAATCCCAAAGAATCTGTAGGTCTTGGTACTGTACCAGGAAAATTCACCGATCTTCAGTTTAATATTGGAGAAGAAGCAATAAAATTGAGTGTTCCATCACAATCAATTTTCTTAAAAGATCATCCATTCAAAAATAACCAAAAAGTAAAGTTTGAAAGAGGAATTAATGACAATATTCAAGTAAAACTTACTCCTACCAGTACAACTATTAATCTGGATCCAGATCTTTATATAGTAAATAAATCTAAAGATACTATTGGACTTAAAACTTCTTTAAATTCAACAGAAGTTTATTTTTTAACCAATGGAGAGAATTCTGATGAATATTTAATTGAAAGTGTTTTTGATGAAAAAACTGCAAAAGTTACAAAGAATAAATCTACGGTATCAATATCAACATATCATGGATTAAAGAGTGGAGATGTTATTGATTTAAATGTAAATCCATCTCTTTCTGTTGGTATCGGAACTTCTACTAAAGTAAATGTTTTATATAATAATTACACCGAAAATATAATTATTGATCCCGTTAAGATTAACACATCTGGTATCAATACCTCTTTAAATGAAATTACAATTTCCAATCATACATTTAGAACTGGAGATAAAGTAATATATGAAAATGCCTCATATATTTCACCAAATGTTCCTGTTGACAATAATACATACTTCGTGTATGTGAAAGATAGTAATACAATTAAATTGTGCGAGACTTTAATTGACTCACGCAATAATCCACCAAAAGAGGTTGGTATTACTTCTGTAGGCAATTCAAATCAAACAATATCATTAATTAATCCACAAATTAACGTTGTAAAAAATAACAACTTAGTGTTTGACTTATCAGATAGCTCTTTATCTGGATATAAATTTAAAGTTTTTTACGATAGAGATTTTTTAAATGATTTTGTTTCTACAGGATCCACAGATTCTTTTGTAACAGTAGAATCTGGAACTCCCGGAAGTTCTGGATCTAAATTTACAATTAATTACAATTCAAATTTTCCTCAAAAAATTTATTATTCACTTGAAAAATCTGGATATATTAGTACTGCTGATAAAGAAGTAGAGAATTATTCCGAAATTTTATATTCTGATAGTTTATATAATCAGAGTTACAGTATATTTGGAATTGGATCTACGGAATCCTCCTCCTTTGAGGTAAATCTTAGAAATGCTCCAGAAAGATTGAGTTATGATAATTCTGAATGCGATAAATTAGAGTACACTACAACATCCAAAAATGCAAAAGGTCCAGTTAATAGAGTCAAAATAATATCAAAAGGATCAAATTATGATAAACTTCCCATTTTTGAGGGTACAGATTCAACGGAAGGCACTGGATTATCAGTTTTAACGCAATCTTCTAATATTGGAAACGTTTTAAAATCTAAAGTAGTCGATACTAATTATGAATATTCTTCAGACAAAACTTTAAAGCCCATTGCATTTATTTCTCCTATAGTTTCTTTAGTGTCATCCAACGTCGTGGGATTTGTTAGTGTCACTAATGGAGGATCCAATTTTGTCAATGCGCCAGAAATAGTATTAATTAATAAGGATGATAGGAAAGAAGTTTCTAATGGGCTACTAAGAGCAATTCTTTCTGGATCTTCAATAACCAAAATTGATGTCGAAGTTCCTGTGAAAGGAATATCTGATTTTGGGGCAGAAATTTTTACTGTAAATAATACAAATGGTGTAAGTATTCAGAAAGTAAGTTATGATCCAAATACACAAACTTTTGATTGTACAATTACTACGCCTTTTGGTGGATTTGGAGAGAGACCTTTTGCAGAAAATGATGAAGTATTTATTGAAGGTATTCAGAAAGATGGATCTTCTGGAGATGGATTTAATTCTAAAGATTATGGATATAAATTCTTCACAATTACAAATTATGGTATAGCTGCAGATCCTTCGGGAGCGGATGTAGTAACGATAAAATCTAGATCATCTAACCCTGGCACTCCAAAATCTATTCAAGATTCTTCAGGATCTTTAGTCAATAAAAAAAATTATCCTTCATTTTTGGTTCAAATTAGTCCATCTGATTTTCAAATTAATGAAAGTCTTTTCATAAATGATGAAGAATCAAATTTAGAAGTAGTTGATTATGAGAGTAGTAATACTATAAAAATATTTGGATCTGATACAATTAAACCTAATGACAAAATAACAGGAAAGACAAGTGGCAACATAGCAATTATTAAAGATATTGAAATTTTTGACGGAAATTGCACAGTTTCTGCAACAAATAGAGTTGATGAAGGTTGGTTTACTAGTTCAGGATTTTTAAATGAGAATCATCAGGTTCTTCCAGATAATGATTATTATCAAAATCTTTCTTATGCTGTTAAGAGTCAAGTAACTTGGAATGATCAAAAAACTGCGGTTAATGATATCATACACACTGCGGGAACTAAAAACTTTGCCCACACAGAGTTAATCGCAGATTCTGATGTAGGAATTACATCGACTGCAAATGCTACTACTGTAGTTTTGGATATTTTCAATGAGGATAGAGTTGATACTGTTAATGATTTTGATCTAGTTAAAGATGTGGATGTTTCTGGTAAAATATCTAGATTTTTAAAATTAAAATCAAAAAAACTTAGTGATTTTAATGAGGCAATTTCAAATATTGTATTAAAAGTTGATGATATATCTGAAGATTTTTCAGACTCTGAATTTGATCCAGACTTATTTGTTTCTATTGAAGATGAAAAAGTAAGTGATTCTTCAATTTATCAAAACTTTTTGATCAAAGTAGTTTCTGAAGAATCAAAAAATGAAATTCAGTTTACTGATATGACTATACTTAGTGATCCTGGAAATAATAATTTTGCAATTCTAGAAAAAGAAACTCTTACAAATTTGGGATTGACAACTTCTCATGTTGAAAATGAACAATATGGTGACTTTTCGATTGAAACCGATTTATTTGGAGATACATTCATCAGATTTACTCCTAAAGATCCTTTTAACACTGATTATAATATTAAATTTATTAAAAAATCATTTACTAATGATACGGGAATAACAACAGAATCAATCGGATTTGTTGATTTAATTTCATTTAATAATACAGTTGCTGCAGGAAATACACTCAATATAGTAGGATTTGATACCAGTTCTTTGTCATCAATTTTTGTAACAGCAAATATAATAGATGGATCAAATAATATTTCAAATCTTGTAGAACTCTATGCTACTCATGATGGAGAAAATACTAGTATTGCTGAATATTTTGTTGATAGTGATAGCAATTTCAATTCAAATACTTTCCTGGGAATAGGATCTTTTACAGCAAATATTGATTCTGGACGATTTAGTTTAGATTTTGAAAATTATTCCTCAAATAGTATTACTATAAAATCAAGAATTATTGGATTTGGAGCAACAAGTAGGGGTGAAGATACTTATAGATATTTGGCGCAAAATCAACCAGCAACAACTGAGAGAACAGTTATTTATAGATCTGATTTTGAAGAAACTAATGCTGGATTTGCAAAGACTATATTATCACTTAATAAGTTTAATTTTGATGTTGTCAAGTCCTATGTTGAGGTTGGAGTAGGGTCAGATAAAACTTTACATCAAGTAGTGTTACTACAAGATCAAAATAATATCTTTGTTCAACAATCTCCATATCTTACAGAGGATGATTATATTACCGGAATTGGAACTTTTGGGGGAAGGTATCTAGGTTCTACTAATTTTGACCTTGTATTTTATCCAGAAGGAAATGAAGATATAAGTATAGTTGCTTTTAGTCAATGTTTTTATACTGAAGTTGACTTCATAAACAATCCAGAACCTTTAAATTATGGATCTGCTTTAGATGAACATAAAGTTGCAGCATATAATTCTATTAATGGTGATAGATTCAATACAAAGAGTTTTGTCCTAACGAAAGATGGAACTCCCATTTTTGCAAGATCATTCAATCCAGAAAATACAAATCAACTTGATGCCTCCACAGGCAAATTTACAATTCCCGGAAATTATTTCAATGAAAATGAAAGATTAATTTATACTGCAAAATCAACTTTTTCCGGAATTGCAGCTACTGCAGTAACTTACAAAAATGGATCATCAGAAGGTTTATTACCATCTTCAGTTTTTGTAATTAATAAAAATGAAGATGATGATACTTTTCAAATTTCTACGACTAGAGCAGGAACTGCAGTAACATTTACAAATTTGGGATCAGGGAATGCTCACCAATTTGAGATGTTCAAGAGCAATGAAAAAATATTACTTACATTAAGTGATTTAATTCAATATCCTTTAGTACCAATAAATGTATCTAAAACTCTTGAGGGGAATGGTGGGTCTGTTTCAGCAGCAACTTCATTTATATCTTTGAGTGGAATATCCACAATCAATCCTTTAGATTTATTAAAAGTAGATGAAGAATATATGTTGGTCAATAATGTTGGATTTGGAACCACTAATGTTGGTCCAATATCAGGTTTGGGGAGTATTAATTTAGTTAATGTTGAAAGGGGATCTGTGGGATCAATATCAACAACTCACACTGATACAACTTCTGTAGATGTTTTTCAAGGAACATTTAATATTTCGGATGGTAAAGTTAATTTTACTACACCACCTAGAGGTAATGCAATTTTAACTAGGAATGAATCTAATTTAGAATATGAATCAGCAGAATTTTCTGCAAGAGTATATTTGAGAGCAGATTATTCTACAAATACAATTTATGATAATATTGGTTCAACTTTTACTGGAATTGGAAGAACCTATACAATAACTGTCGGAGGTGCGAATACAATTGGTATTGGATCAACTGGAGGAAATGGTTTTGTAGTTTTAAATGGAATTTATCAATCTCCAGTAACAGATAATAATCCCGTAGGAAATTATAATATTCTGGAAGATGCCATTAGTGGAATAACTAGTATTTCATTTACAGGAATTAGAAGTGATTTGGGAGATCCTGATAGTGTATTTATTTCAGAATCTGATGTAAATCAAAATCAACTTCCAAGAGGAGGCATAATTGTTTCTTTAGGGTCTTCGGGAGGATTAGGATATGCACCATTAGCAGGTGCCTCAGTTACTGCAATAGTCGGTGCTGGAGGGAGCATAGTTTCTGTAGGTGTAGGAACAACTGATTTTAATGGATCTGGATATAATGATTCTATAGTTTCTATTGGGGTTTCTGTATTTGAAGAAGACCACGATGGAGACGTAGCTTCTATTAGTGCCACAGTAGGTGCTGGAGGATCACTTTCCTTTACTGTAGGGTCTGGAGGAACTGGATATACGAATCCACAAATATTTGTATCTGAACCATCTTATGAAAATCTTTCAATTACCGGAGTTTCCAGAGTTGGTTTGGGAACAACTACAGATACTGGAATTGGTCTTAAAGTTACTGTAGATGTCGGAGCAAGTTCTACAACAGGAATAGGGTCAACTTATTTTGAAGTTAAAAATTTTAAAATAATTAATAATGGATATGCATTTAAAAAAGGTGACGTATTTACTCCTGTAGGATTAGTGACAGATTATAGGTTATCTTCTCCCATAACACAATTTGAACTAACAGTATTAGAAACTTACAATGATAATTTTGCCGTTCTTCAATATGGAGAATTTGATTATATTGACTCAGTTAAAAATTATCAAGATGGAAATAGAAGAAGATTTCCACTATTCTATCAGGGAGATTTAATTAGTTTCGAATCTGGAAGTGATGATATTTTAGATTCAGATCTTCAAAACTTACTGCTTATTATTATTAATGGAATTATTCAGGATCCAGGATCTGCTTACACTTTTGAGGGTGGAACATCTTTTGTGTTTACTGAACCCCCCAAAGTAGAAGATAATATTGATATTTTCTTTTATAGAGGAACTAAAGGAACTGATGATAATTTAGTTACTGACATTGTTCCTTCCATAGAGGTTGGTGATACTATTCAGGTATATAAGAATAATAATATTTCTAGAACAAAAACTCAAAATGAAAGAGTTGTTTTTGATCTTTCAAGATCGGATGTTTTTGAAACAAATCCATATGCAGATCAAGGTATAAATGAAACTGATTTCAAACCAATGTCATGGACAAAACAAAAGACTGATAGAGTTGTGAATGGACAAAAAGTATTTAAAACAAGAAAGTCTATTCTATCTCAGATTTATCCAGTTACTAAAATTATAAAAGATGTTTTGACTGGTGACAACTTTATTTCTGTAGATAATGTAGATTTCTTTGGTTCTGATGATATTGATGGAGCACCATATCAATTCAAAGTTTTAATGGGAGAAGATGTTAATTTTGAATCTGCCGATATTACTACAACTATTGGCACTGGTGGAACTATTTCCACAGTTACAATTACAAATCCCGGAAGTGGTTATGTACCATCTTCTACAGTTGATATCAAATTCATGAATCCTGTAAAGATTGGAACTGGAATTGGGACAACAGCTTCTGCTACAGGAACTATTTCAATTGGAGGAACTTTATCTTCAGTAACCATATCAAATCCGGGATTTGGATATACATTAGCACCTCGTGCAATCGTAGAGACAATAGATCCTAATATCGAAAATACTGGAATAATTCAATCTATCAAAGGATTTAATGGAAATATTACTGGAATAGGAACTACAACTTCTTCTGGACAACTTGCGATAGCATTTGATATTGAAAGAGATAATAATGTTAATATTACTGATTTAACTACTGGATATGCAATTCTTGTATATAATACAAATGTTGGATCTGGAGTTACTACAGTCGATGGTGATGATAATTCTATCATTGGTGTTGGAACTAACTTCCTAGATAACATTTACTATATTAATGAGATTACTACTAGTGGTCCTACAGGAGTAATAACCTGCACTGTGGATTCTGGAACAGATATTGTGGGAATTGCAACAACTGGCGGATATCTTGGAAGATTTTCTTGGGGTAGATTTCAAACTGTTGCTAGAGCAAGTTCTCCAATATCTATTGGAGTTACCGGAAAAACCATTGATGTTGGATTATCAACATTTCCTACAGTAATCAGGAGAGGAGTGGGATTAAGACAAACTGGTTCTATTATTTAAAAGATATATATAAACCATATAAATATCTAAAAAACTTGTGTGAAATAAAGATATGTCAGCATTAGTAACAGATCAATTTAGAATTGTTAATGCAAATAATTTTGTGGATTCTTTGTTGAACGTTAACAATTCTTATTATGTTTTTCTTGGATTATCAAATCCAGGATCTGATGGAAATCCGATTGGTTTTGGAAGAACCACTACTTGGGATTCTTCTCCATCAGATATTCCATCTCCTATAGATAATTTTCAATATTTGTCTCATTATAGAGATACCATTTTATTTGGAAAAAAGATTGGAACTGGTAATGTAAGAAGAGTAATTAGAAGAATTGATTGGACTACCAACACTAGATATGATATGTATAGACATGATTATAGTGTGAGTAATCTAAGTCCAAATTCATCTAGAAGTAGATTATATGATAGTAATTATTATGTGATGAATAGTGATTTTAAAGTTTATATTTGTATTGATAATGGATCTTCAGGAACTAATTTGAGGGGAAATATATCTAGAGATGAGCCAAAGTTTATAGATTTGGAACCCACTGCAGCGGGAAGTAGTGGAGATGGGTATATTTGGAAATATCTTTTTACAGTAAATCCTGCGGATATTATTAAATTTGATACCACGGAATACATTGTATTGCCAAACGATTGGGAAACTTCTACAGATCCTCAAATTGTAAATGTAAGAGAAGCAGGTAATTCTTTCGAGAACAAAAATCAAATTAAAAAAGTATACGTTGAAAATGCGGGAAATGCAATTTATGTATCAGGAACCTACAAAATTGTAGGTGATGGAACTGGAGGAGAGGTAGAATTAACTGCAAATAATAATGGACAAATAACCGATGTAAAAGTTATTTCTGGAGGAAGTGGTTATACTTGGGCTCAAGTTGACTTGAGAAGTACGGGATCTAGTTCGGAGAGAGCAAAATTAATTCCAATCATTCCACCATCAAATGGACATGGATATGATATCTATACAGAATTGGGTTCTGATAAAATATTAATTTATTCTAGATTTGATGATTCAACAAAAGATTTTCCAGTTGATACAAAATTTGCTCAAGTTGGGATACTTCAAAATCCTAAAAAGTTAAATTCTAGAACCGAAAATTATACAGAATCTACATTTTCTTCCTTATATTCTCTAAAGTTAGATGCAGATTCTATTGAAGAATCTGATCTTCCCGAAATTGGTGAAATCATGGAGCAAGATTTGGGTAATGGAAAAAAAGCCAGAGGTTATGTTGCTTCATATGATACAGAAACTAGTGTTTTAAAGTATTATCAAGATAGATCATTATATTTTGATAATACTTTTGATCAAACTGACAATAATAATATTACAAATGAAGGGGAGGTTTTTGCATTCGCATCATCATCAGATGAAATTACACCTTTTGGTGGATCTATTGATACATCTTTCAGTGGAATAACTACAACTATTGGATCAAAACAAGTAAATTTAGCAGTAACTTTTAAAGATGGACTTGCTCAACCTGAGATAAATAAAAGTACTGGAAAGGTAATTTACATTGATAATAGATCTTTGATTGAGAGAGACTCTAGACAAAAAGAAGACGTTAAAATTATCCTGGAATTCTAAAAAAGATGTCACAAAAAACGAATTTAAATATAGGTCCATACTACGACGATTTTGATAGAGATAATAATTTCTATAAGGTGCTATTTAAACCGGGATATCCGGTTCAGTCTAGAGAACTGACCACTTTACAATCTATTATTCAAAACCAAGTAGAGGACTTTGGGAGTTTCATATTCAAAGAGGGATCTATGGTGATTCCCGGAAATGTTGGATATGATCCAAATTTCTTTGCGGTGAAATTAAATTCTACTCAATTTGGAGTGGATTTATCACTTTACATTGAAAATTTTGTAGGAAAAACTATAGTTGGTGAAGTAACGGGAATAACTGCAAAAGTAAGAAAAGTTGTACTTCCAGATGAATCTGATGATGTTGAATATATTACATTATATGTAAAATACTTAGATTCTGATCAAAATTTTGAGTTTACTGAGTTTCAAAATGGAGAAACTTTAACTGCTTTAGATAATGTAACTTATGGAAATACGACAATTAATTCTGGAACAGCATTTGCATCTCTTATCTCTTCAGAATCCACCTCCGTGGGATCTGCAGCTTTTATTGGGCAAGGTGTTTATTTTGTTAGAGGTTATTTTGTAAATATAAGTGATGATAATATAATCTTAGACTATTATACAAATACTCCCTCATATAGAGTTGGACTAACTGTAAATGAATCAATAATATCTGCCAAAGAAGATTCATCTTTATTTGACAATGCAAAAGGATTTTCTAACTTTGCTTCTCCGGGATCTGACAGATTAAAAATAACTTTAAATCTAAGCAAGAAAGATTTAACTGATAATAATGATACAAATTTCATAGAACTTCTTCGTGTAGAAGACGGAAAAATTAAAAAAATTGAAACAAAATCAGAATTTTCTAGAATTAGAGATTATCTAGCAGAAAGAACTTACGATGAGTCTGGGCACTATACAGTAAATCCCTTCAATATTACTCTATCAAATTCTTTAAATAATCGTTTGGGAAACAATGGTGCATTTTTTGAGAATGAGCAAACATCTCAGGGCAATGTTCCTTCTGATGATTTAGCATCATTAAAAATCTCTCCGGGCAAGGCATATGTGAGAGGATATGATATTGAAAAAATATCTACAGAGATAGTAGATATAAAAAAACCAAGAGATACTAAAAATTTACCAGATGTAGGGGTTTCTTTTGAAATTGGAAATTTATTTACTGTAAATAACGTTACTGGTTTAGCAAAAATTAGAACAACAATTGATTTACATTCTCAGTTTTTTGGATCTGGATCTAAAATTGGAGAAGCAAGAGTATATTCTTTTAATTTAAAAGATTCTGCATACTTAGATGATTCCACTAATTGGGATTTGAGATTATATGATATTCAAACATATACAAAGTTAGTTCTCAATGCAGATTTGACTGAAAATGAATACTTAGAATCTTTCATTGTAAAAGGAGCAACATCGGGAGCTAGTGGATTCCTAGTATCAGATTCTTCAGCATCAGATACCATCTTCTTAAGACAAACATCAGGAACTTTTGTAAAGGGAGAGGGTTTAATTATAAATGGTATCGAATCTTCTAGGTCTGTAGAATTTGTTCAAAGTTATGGAATTGAAGATATAAAGTCAGTAAGACAAATAACTCCTTTTAGTTTAGCATCTAGTGATTTTATTGCGGATATCGTTTTAGATAGAGTCCCTTTTAATGGTGGCATTTCTTTAATTTCAATTTCTGGAGAATTCGCTGGAATATCAACAGTAACTGCAAATGGACGCAAATTTGTAGGAATAAAAACTGATAATATTATCAGATATCAAAGAAGTAATTTAAAACTAGAAACTTATAATAAAGTCGTATCTGTTAGTAATGATGGACTTTCATTTGAAGTTGCTGGTATAACAACCGTTCCGGGAGTTTTTGATGGAGGAATTCCAGCATCTCCAGGACTTTTTGTTTCTAGTGCTGATGCTGTAGAGTCTCAATTCATCGGATTTCTTGGACAACCTACTATTAGAGGTTCTGGCAAGTTATATACGTTATTACCAGAAAAGAATACGTCTTCTTTGAACTTATCATCTTCAAATTTATATTTGAATGATCAGATAGTTGGGAAAAATGTCAATAATGATAATCAATTGCAGTTATCAACATCTGGAGATTTATCAAATATTGATGGAATAACATGGACCGCATTTGATGAGGAAAGATATGCTGTAGGATATGCAAATGGAAGTATACCTAGAATTACAAGTGATTCCATCTCCATATCCGGAAGTAATTTGACTATAAAAGGATTAGATAATAGTCTATCATTTAATGATACGGTTGTTAATGTAACTGTACTCAAAAATAATATTCAAAGTAAAGTTAAAAATTATGATAGAAGCACAGTTATATTTGTAACTAGATCAAAATTCAAAGAATCTGGATCTAATGCAAATACTTCGAAAAATGATGGATTAACTTTCAATAATTATTATGGATTAAGGGTTCAGGATGAAGAAATTTCATTAAATTATCCAGATGTTGCAAAAGTTATCTGTGTATATGAATCTTTAGGAAAATCTAATCCAGTTTTAGATAGACTCCAATTTCCATCTTCTTCTGATGTCAGCAACAATGCTATTATTGGAGAAAATATCATAGGAACACAAAGTGGTGCAGTAGCTAGAGTAGTTGCTAACGTAACTACTACCCCATCAGCTTCTGCAGATACTCTGGGAATTGTTTATTTAAATAATCAAAGATTTGACATTGCCGAACCAGTAAAATTTGAAGAATCCAATATTAATTCTACTATAGAAGCAATTATAAAGGGAAGTTATAAGGATATTTCAACTTCATTTAAACTTGATAGGGGACAAAAAGAACAGTATTACGATTATTCTAAGATTATTAGGGGTGGAGATTCTTCAGAACCATCTAGAAGAATAATGATTGTATTTGATCATTATTCTGTACCTTCTAACGAAACCGGAGATGTATTTACAGTTGCTTCTTATCAAGAAGAAAGATATTCGAATGATATTCCATTAATTTCTGGAATGGTTAGGGCAACAGATACTTTAGATTTTAGACCTAGAGTTTCAATATTTGATCCTGATGTAACCACCAATAGATCTCCCTTTGATTTTGCATCTAGAACAGGGGCATTTAATTCAAATCCTTCAAGATTATTATCGGCAGGAGAAAGTTCTGTTTTATCACAGAATTTTTACTTACCAAGAATTGATAAACTTTATTTAACTACAACTGGGGAGTTTTTAGTTGATAACGGAATTCCCTCAAAAAATCCAGAGGAACCAAAAACTAGAGAGAACATGTTGGAATTGGCAACAATTAATTTGCCAGCATATCTTTATGATCCTCAAGATGCAGAAATAGTATCTATAGATAATAAAAGGTATACTATGAGAGATATCAGTCTCATAGAAGATCGTGTAGAGGTTCTTGAAGAAGTAACAAGTTTGTCTTTATTAGAGTCTAACGTTCAATCTTTGCAGATTAAAGATTCTGAAGGAAGAGATAGATTTAAAACTGGATTTTTTGTAGATGATTTTTCAGACTATTCGAAAATTGATAGTTTTCTATCTACAGTATTAATTGATGAAGAATATAAAAATCTTCTATCAAATATTTCAAGAGATTCTTTAGATTCCATAGTTGTTTCCAGAGATAATACAACTATAAATGACTTAGACTTGAATGAAAATTTTATATTAAAAGATTCTTCCATTCAAAAAACAGGAAAATCTCTAACATTACCATATACTGAGAACGATTGGATCGAGCAACCATTTGCAACAAAATTTGAAAAAATAAATTCTTTTGGAATTTCATCTTATGATGGAAAAATTGTATTAAATCCACCAAGTGATGAATGGTTTAGGACTATTGAAGAAAATATTAATCACAAAAAATCTCAAAGAAATGTAGAGATTCAAAAAGAATCAGACTTAGTGAGCACTGGTAATGATAATACTAGTGTGGGTAAAGTAACTGAATCTTATTTGAGATCTAGAAATGTAGAATTTACAGCATTTAATTTAAAACCAAACACCAGATTTTATCATTTCTTAGATGGAAATTCTGATGTTGATGTAATTCCAAAATTAATTGAGATTGCAACTGATTCTTCTCTCTCTAATAATGGTTCTTCCGGATCATTTCAAGTTGGAGAAACTGTAATTGGATATGTTGATGGAGTTGCTAGAATAAAATTTAGAGTTTGTGCTCAAAATCATAAATCCGGACGTTTTAATGATCCGACAGAAAAATATACAATTAATCCATATGATAAGACTCTATCATTAACATCTACTTATGGAACTACCTCTAAAGTTCTCAATGTTGATACTTCTTCTCTTGCAGACTTACGTCAAGGTTTATATTATGGATATATTGTAAAAGGAATGAAGTTAGTCGGACAATCTAGTAGTGCTACTTCTTATGTCAAAGACATAAGACTTATTTCCGATAATTATGGAGATTTAATAGGAAATTTCTTTATAAGAAATCCATACTCCACACCAAAACCAGCAACCAGAATTCTTACTGGAACTAAAACTTTTAGATTAACAACTAGTAGGTCGAATACATCAAATTCTATACTTGGATCCAACACAGAATCTAGTAATTCTTTGGGTTTACCTACTATATCAAGTATTCCAAAATCCAAAGCAGAAACAAATTATATTTCTAAAGAAACTGATATTAAATTTGAAAGACCATTATCTAAAATAAGAACAAAATCAAAAAGCATAAGAAATGCCATTCAGGATGAAATTATTTCCAATGTAACGGTAATTACGAACTCAGATCCATTAGCACAAACATTTACTGTTGGAAACAATTTAGGATCTCAATCGGAAATAGAAACAAATGTAGACGTTAATGGAGCAACTTTAACATCATTGGATTTATACTTTGCATCAATTGATAGCGGAAATGAGGAAATTTCTGTAGAAATTAGATCTACAGAATATGGAATTCCCACAAGAAAAATTATTGGAAAACCTGCTATTTTGAAGCCAAGAACATTAAATGAAGACGGAACTGAAACTGTCAATATTAATGTCTCTTCGGTTGGAAATGTTGCAACTAATATTAAATTTCCAGAACCCATATTCTTGGAACCAGGAAGAGAATATGCTATTGTTATAAGTTCCGATAAGTCTGAAGAATATAGTCTTTGGACTGCAGTTATGGGACAAAAGACAATTGAAACTAAGAATTTGCCTGATGTAGATACTGTCAGATATGCAAAAAAAGTTGGAATTGGATTTTTGTATAAGAATCAAAATGGATCTAATTGGACACCAAATAAATATCAAGATCTAAAATTCAAATTATATAAGGCAAAGTTTACACAAACTTCAGGAACTGCCTATTTTTATAATCCCCAATTAAGTGAGGGAAATACATTTGTCCCCACACTAAAAAATAACCCTATCACAGTTTTACCAAAAACTGGAAGACTTTCAATTTCTACAACCACTAGCTCCCCTTTAATTGATGCACTTTCTCCAGGGAGAAAATTGGTGGGAACTAATTCCAATGGTGGAAGTGCAATAGTTGTTGGGTCTGGAAGCTCTGTTACTGGTGTGAGACTTACTACATCTGGAGAAAATTATCCAAAATCAGTAACAGAAACAGTTGATACATACAATATTATAGGTAAAGGAAGAAACTTAAAGATAAACATTAGTACAAATTCTGTAGGAGTTATTACTGGCATTGGATACTCTTCTACAAATGCAGGTAATGGATATCAAGTCGGTGACGTTGTGGGTATTGTCACATCTTCAACCTCATCTGAAACTGGAAATGGATCTAGAATAACCATTAGTGCTATTAATGGACTGGATACTGTATATCTTACCAACGTTCAAGGAGAATTTGGTGTTCAAGGAAGTGGACATGAGTTTGCTGTTGGTGCAGGAATAAGTTACTATAGTGATTCTGGATCAATTGTATCAACATCAGCAAACATAATAGACTCAGTTTCTGATGGTGGATTAAATTCTGGAAACTATATTAAAGTCAATCATTTCAATCATGGAATGTATTCTAATACCAACAAAGTATTAATAAAAAATATACAATCCAGTGAAATAAGCACCATTTTAAATAGTACACTATCATTTAATAATACTGGAACTGTCAGTATTGCAAATACTTCTTCCTTTGTTAATTTTGAGGGCATTCCTGTTAGTGGAACTAATCTTGGATATATTAAAGTTGAAGACGAAATTATTGCATATAGTGCTGTAGGAAATGGATCTCTTACAATAAGTTCTAATGGAAGAGGTATAGATTCTACAAAAATTACAACTCATCCAAATGGAACAATTGTAGAAAAATATGAAATATCTAACGTTTCTTTAAGAAGAATTAATAATATTACTCACACCATTTCAACACCAATCGAAATGGACAGTTACTATATTGAATTTCCTAGAGGAAACACATATGGAAATGATAGAAGTCTTGATGGATCTACAAATAAATATCCACAATTATCATTTGATGATAATAGAGTATTAGGAGGTTCTAATGTAACTGCATCTCAAAATATATCTTTTGGTGCAGTTGTACCGAATTATGACATTACTATTCCAAGCTCTTCCACTTCTGTAAGTGCTCAAATAAGAACTGTCACAGGAACTAGTGTTGGTGGAAATGAAGCATCATTTAATGATAAAGGATTTGAGGATGTTTTACTGAATTCATTCAATCCATTGAATAGTGTGAGATTAGTTTGCTCTGAAGAAAATCAAAATGAATATTTGACCAATTTGCCAAATAAAAAATCATTCACTACTACAATAAAATTTGAAACTAGTGATTCCAATCTTTCACCCATATTAAATTTGGATCATGCATTTACAGAGTTCTACTCTTACCGATTGAATAATCCGATTTCAGACTATGCTAAAGATAGTAGAGTTAATTCTGTAGCAAAAGATCCACATTCTTCCGTATATTATTCCAATCCCATCAAATTAAGAAACCCTGCATCAACATTAAAGGTAATATTATCAGCAGAAAAGCCTGTAGGAACTGATTTTAGAGTATTATATAAACTGATAAAATCCGATTCAAGTGAAGTTGAACAATCATTTAATCTTTTCCCCGGTTATACAAATTTAACTCAAAGTAAAGATGGTTTAATTGTTGTTGATGAAGGAAATAATAGTGGATTATCAGATAGAAAAATTGACTCTAGTGTAGAGGGTGAATTTTTAGAATATGAATTTACTGCAGAAAATCTTGATCTGTTCACTGGGTTTGTTATAAAAATTGTATCTTCCAGTACAAATCAGGCAAAAACTGTGAGAATAAATGATCTTAGGTGTATTGCAATAAGATGATAAGAGTTGAAGGATATTCAAATTTATATCGAGATGAAAAAACTGGTGCTATCGTAAATTGCGATAGTGCAACTTATAATCAGTATGTCAATTCTTTAAATATTCGAGAAGTGAAAAAAGAAGAACTTTCCAATATAAAAAAAGATATTGAGGAAATAAAACTTTTATTGAAGGAGGTTTTAAATTCGAAGGGTTAGTATCAATATAAATATTTAAAGAAAAATATGCTCATCTGAATAATGGCAGTATTTGTATCAAATATAGTAATTGAGCAGGGATTTGATTTTGATACTACTTTTTTGCTTGCAGACACAGTGACAAATAACCCATTAAATTTAACTGGTTATAGTATAGAATCTCAACTCAGAAAGACTTACACCAGTACAAATTCATCTACCTTCATTTCTTCTATAACAAACCCATCTAATGGACAAATTGAAATATCATTAGGAACAACAGCAACAAGTTCACTTAAAGAAGGTAGATATGTGTATGATGTGAAGTTAACTTCAGATGTTGGAGTTGTCTATAAAGCAGTAGAGGGATTAGCACTTGTCAGACCGGGAGTTACTAGGTAATGGCTAATATAAATGATAGAATAGGATCTCAAAGTGTAGTTCGAGTTTTATCGAATGCATCTAGTCCCCCGTCAAATTTAATTAAATTAAATGATATAGACAATACTCTTAAAACTGAGGATGGAATGATCCTCGTTTGGGATTTATCATCTGAAAAATTTATAATGACGAGTGTCATTGACTCGTCATCAACAACAATTGAAGGTATTGCATATTTTACAAATGATGCCGATTCAACAAACACAACAAATGGTGCAATAATTGTTAGTGGTGGAGTTGGAATTGCTAAAAATTTAAATGTTGGTCTTGGATTATCCATAACCGGTATTGCTGTATTTGAATCTGACGTAGATATTAATGCTGCGGTTAATATTTTAAACGATCTGGTTGTTCAAGATTCAATAAGAATTGATGATAATTTAAGAGTTACTGGATTATCGACATTTAATTCTAATGTTGATATTAATGCTGCTTTAGATGTTTCATCGACATCCACTTTTAATGCTACTGTTAATATTTTAAATGATCTAGATGTTCAAGATTCAGTAAGGATTGATGATAATTTAAGAGTTACTGGATTATCGACATTTAATTCTAATGTTGATATTAATGCTGCTGTTAATATTTTAAATGATCTGGATGTTCAAGATTCAGTAAGTATTGATAATGATTTAGTAGTAAGCAGAGATTTATTTGTATCTGGAATTACTACTTTAGCATCATCAGGAGGAATTACAACAACTGGAGGAGATGTTTATGTTGGTGGTGACCTTTATGTTTCTGATGATC